CTGCATCTTACCCTCGTGTCCGTGTAAATGACGACAGGCACACTTTAAGTCTGCTGCATATTCACCATTTAGTTTTTGTGTGTGTACTCTGTGTCCATAACAGAATTCAAATGTTTTATCAATTACGTGTGCCATGTTTTTTCCTTGTCTATTTTACTATTATATTTAGGTTTTTCTGTAAAGTCAATTAATTATTTTACCATCTTCAATAATTATTGGCCATAAATGTTCTACACTGTCAAACATATGATGTATACGATCAGTATCATATCCATATGAGTTTAATTTTTTAATATACGTTCGTTGTACGTGGGTGCCGCAAGTACTTGGTGATGACTACGAGAATAAAATGAATGTAGTTTAAACTCACCGTAGGCATGATGTGTAGCCAAGGCCATAATAGCACAGGCACTGTCGCAGTAGTCCACAGCATACCAATTGACCAAACCGTGTTGGTGTACTGTATCCATGGCATCTAACAAATCTTCACTAGTGCCACCAATCGATGTAACATAAAAATTCAACGGTTGGTTAGGATGTTGTCGAACTATGGTGATTATTTCATCGTATTCTTCTTTATGAAGTTTACCTACGACTTTATAGTCTTGTTCGCTGAGTTTGGTTATTTCCGGAGTAGCACAACCAATCAAGATAATGGCTATTGTGAGATAACTATATAACTTTAGCATCTTCTATTAGGTGTTCCATTTTACGTTGGCGCTCAATTAGCTTAAAAAACAATGCTAGGGTATTTGCCGCATCGACGTCTGCTCTGTGCGCATCACCTTTGAAGTGTAGTTTAAAGTAGCCCATAGCACTAGCTAGTCCTCCACTGGGCTTTTTACCTCGAGCAAACATCAGCAGAGTATAGAACGTTTTAGTGTCAATCCATCGCCGTCCAAAGTGGGGGAAATCTACGCACTGCTTACTAAACTCTTGTAGCAATTCAACACTATCGCCACCGCCCCAGGTAACAGGATTAACAAAGCAATTTTGCTGTTTGATTAGCTCTCCCAACTCACGGGCTACTGTTTCGTGGCTAACACAGTTAGCACTAATATCACTGTCAGTAATACCTGTCAGGCCAATAATAAACTCACTAATAGGCTCCTTGGGATCTATATACCATTTCTTAGTAAAATAGTTTTCAACTCGGTCATCTGCTTTACCAATGGCAATGCCAACCTGAATGATCTTACCACTTGGTTGGTTGAGCTCTAAATCTAATGCTAAGTACTTTTGATTCTTATCTATCAATTATGATCCAATTCCAAAACTTGCAGGTGATGCCCAAAAGAAACCCAAACAAAACAAATACACACTAACTTTTGCCATAAACCAAACAAACTTTAAAATAGCAAAATGATGATACGCATCAAATATAAGAAATGCTGATAAGATAAACCAAGCACTCATATCGCTAAAATCACCCGAAGATGAAGAAGAATAAGAATAACCACCACTACCACCTTTGCTTGAGCTTGCTGTATCGCTAGCGTTGTTTATAGCAGCAATTTGACGACAAGCAGGGCAGATGTGCGTCCGATCGCCGGATGGTAAATCAGCACCACAATTTAAACAATGATAAATCATAATAGTTATCTTTCTTAATTTCGATAAGTGCTATTATACATGAAGCTAACCAAAATGTCAACCGTTTCTTAGACTAAACATTGTAGTTTCTTGTTCTGGATATGGTGCTTTCATCCATTCACTCATATGCTGTGCATTGTCACTAAGTTTAACTAGGTCATACTTTCCGCAGAATTTAAGGAAGTATGCTCCAACGTTGCTGCGTGTTTTGAGCTGGGCATTCTCTTTAATACAATCAAATATTTTATCTTTAATATCTGCCGGCTGTGCTGATAAGTCTACTAGCTGTACATTGCGATTGTAATCATCTAATACACGATGTTCGTCACCGTTATGATCAGTCCAACGTTGTAACATAAGGTTATTCCAAGCATAACCTTGACGATCCTTGTCACCAAACGCTTCTTCTAATCCAACTTTGTTCTTAGTGCCTTTAGTGCGTACACCGGGATAAGCACTAAAGATGTTATCTGTAGGGTCACCACGCATACACTTTTCAAACAAGATGAACTTAGGGTTGGGAATCTTCTTAGGCTCTTTAGTCTTTTTATCTAAAACGGGCTTACCTTTTTTATCAAATATACCGGTAATAGTATGTAATTCATCTGCAATGCCGTTATATTGATTAACGTTTTCTGCTAGTAATTGATAAAAGTCTGTGTCACTGCTGATAATAGTGTGATGATCGTGTGGATGTGCTTGTATAAAGCCTGCAATAAGATCATCAGCTTCTAATTCACCGTGTTGTAAGACTGTACAGTTAGTACGCTCACTGATGAATACCTTAAGTGCATCAAAGGCTTCCCAGAACAATTGATCTTCTTCTTGTTCTTTTTCAGTAAGGGCGGCACGAGATACAGCACGATTGGCTTTGTATGGAGTATAGAAGTCTTTGCGCCAACTACGCCCTTCTAGGCAGATAATAACATGATCAGCACGTTGATCACGCCATGCTTTATTAATCGATGCCAAGGTTACGTGGATAGCAAAACCCAACTTATCCCAAGTATCACTTTGGCGATGTGCTGAATGTCTTGCTCTAAAAAATGTGTTTGCGGTGTCTACAAGTAAGTATCTCATGTAATCATTATACTTTCTTTTTGAACGGATGTCAACTAAATTCTGCTTTCCCGCCGCCGATATCTTTACGTTGGATTGGTTGTACGTTGTTACGTTTATCGGGATCTGCTTGCTCTTGTTGGTATGTTTCCATAACTACATGACGGCAAACATCTTGGAACCAATTATCCACTACGTCTGCATCTGTTTTACCTTGATAACCACTTTTAATTAAACGTGCTACAAAGACATCGTTCCAATCCAATTCAAATGCACCTGCACCTGGATTTTCTGGGTCTACTTCGATACCTAATACATTTACCCACGGCTCACCAGCCGCAGTTGCTAGAGCTTTTGGGTCATTCTTTTTAGCAGCTTCTTCAGCTTTCTTAGATTCTTTTTTAGATTTAGCCTCGGCTTTCTTTAGAGCGTTTTCAGCTTCAAGTTTTGCCTGTGCTTCTGCTAGTTCACGAGCTTCTGCTTCTTTTTGTGCTTTAGTTTTAAATAGATTCTTGAAATCCATATTATTAATCCTTGTGGTGTTGCCAATATTGATCAGAGCCACCTAGATGACCCCAGTCTGAATCAACTGTTAGTTTACTACTTATACCGCCACGAGGGCGATAATCAATTTCTATACGTATACGATCTGGCTCATAAACAGTCTTAAGATCTTTATACATTACATCTAATGCACGTTCGTAACTAAGTCTAGTATCGCGATATTGGAATAGATATTGTTTAAGACTTTTTAATTCAATAGTCTTATTATTGCCATAGAACCAAATAGTTACGTCACCAAAGTCTGGTTGGTTAGCACCACCTAAGAATGTAAATTCTGGAACACTAATACGTTGTTCGTAACCTTTAGCCGCATTAGGTAGTGATTTTAGTACATCGCCGGTAATTGAATCCCACAACTTCTTTTCCATTATTGATCCTCAAATAAATCTAACTCTTCCCACGGTAAATTATCTTTACCAAAGTGACCATAGTTAGTAGTACTACTGTAAATAGGGCGGAATAGTTTAAATCTATTAATAATACCGCGTGGAGTTAAGTCTACATACTTAATTATCCATGCAGTTAGCTCACTATTGTTGCCATCGCTGTCGACATAAACACTCATTGGTTGTTCTACACCAATTGCATAGGCCAATTGTACTGTAGCATGTGTAGCTTTACCACTAGCTACAATGTTCTTGGCAAGATAGCGAGCCATATAAGCTGCACTGCGATCAACCTTAGTAGGGTCCTTGCCACTGAAAGCACCGCCACCGTGCGGGCAACTACCACCATAGGTATCAACAATAATCTTACGTCCGGTTAATCCAGTATCACCATCTGGACCACCGATAACAAAACG